GTCACGGGTTCATATCCGATAGGAGTCAACATAACACCTGCATAAGAAATGGAGGGATTTAAAACTGCCATTGCATAACACAATCTACGCAATTGTTTCCTACCTTTACTCCTAGCAGACGATAAATTGGAATCTTTAATTTCCAAAAATAAAATGTGGTGAACACCCATCACAGTGGTTTGGAAAATTAAATCAACTTCACCTATCATGTTTGTCATTATGGGTATATCCATGGCTATAGCCGTCAATGGAATATCCACAAAAGCTTTGACGTACAATGGACGCAACATATCTTGCTCCGCCCCTGAATGGGGTTCATATCGTTCATGCCATTGTGCAACTTTTTCTTCATATGATACATGCAATTGAGTGCACAAATTTGTCAAACGGGCTAATCTTGCAACTTCTCTCATTTCATCCCGTCTATGCTCATAAACTTTTGGTCCATGATTAAACCATTCCATCAAAGCTGTGTCAATATTCATCGCGCAAGCTTCCACTTCAGAAAGAGGCGAATTTTTCTCACGCAAAAAGCAATGGAGCATTTTAAAACATGAATCCTCTGCTAAAGCTCCAACTTCATGCCCTAAATCAGCATGAAAAACTGATTTACGTTTAAGAAACTCCAGCTGATCAATGGTTATAAAATCAACCATATCGCTTTCCTTGTCTGGCATAGTATAAACCTGGCCAAAACGTGCTAAAACCTCCGAACAACTCCTGATATTAAAATCTTCATAATCAGGAGAAACTGATCCGGCATTATCATCACCATATGTTATCAATGCACATGCCTCACGAAAGTCTGTGGCTTTTGAATAAATAGTATAGAAGCAACATCTCATATTCAAACTGTTACAAATACTATTAAGAACGGCAGTAAGTGGATTTCCACTAATATGTCCTCCACTATTCAAACCAATCAAATTGCCATCAAATGCTATCATGGAAAAAACTAAATCTCCTGCCATAGATTTCATAACCCTAATGTCCTTTTCTTTATAACCAGGACATACACTTGCACAATCAATAAGAATCCTCAAGCCTGCAAACAAAACTTGAGAAGGTAATTTTTGATCAAACTTGCTATAATCACCAGCAAGAAATTTCTGATCATTCTTTGAACGCAAATATTTCATGAGTTGATCCCATTCAGGTCCATGAGAATTAATGCCCACTGCACATTCAGACTTAAGTGGATTCATCATCAACACTCGAACTAAAGGCAAGAAGTATCTACGCACTAAAAAGGTTAAAGCAATTGAATTTCCATAAAAAATGCGACATTTTTCTTTTGCTAAAATTTCATCCTTCTTACAAGCCTTCGCTATAGGATAAGCACGCTCACCACTCAAATAGCAAGATTCACAACGTGCAATTTCTTCGAGCACATAATCTTTAAATTTTCTGTCCAACAATCCATCATTGTCAAACACATCAACATCAAGCATATGCTCACTCTTAGGTCCTGTCAAAGGAAAACCTATGGACGTTCCAATTTTAATGGCGTCCATAAACTTGACACCCGGGACACCATTAATGTTGTCCTTGTCACTCATTGGAGCTGCATCATTCCACAAACTACTCTGGAACAATTCAATCAAAGGTTTCTTATAATCTTTAACTGCTCTAACAATGAGATCATGTGGAAATGGTTCCCCAGGATTAGACAAATTGGCCAAACAAGTTTGCCAACCATACCAATCAGGATTCATCTTAGGTGGCCCCCATTTGTTTGGAATGCCACACACATCAGTAACCAAATGGCTAATAGGTGTGACCTTGACTCGAGAAACGGCCTTAACCTTACCCGGACATGCACCATAATATTCGATTTGAGAATCTTCCGGCATAAAATTAATTGGATTTTTCTTATGAATCGGTTGATCACAAAGCACTGTGACACCAAGAACCTGTGGTGAGAACTTTTCTGCAGCACCAGACAAAATCACAGCATCAAACTCATCGAGCTTCTTGATGGCTTCATCCAATTCTGGTTTACAGAAAGAACCATAACACCCCATTGGAGTTCCAGCATGACCACCAAGATGTAATCCCGTAATGGCACCATGGGCTCCTCGTGAAATCAAAACGGCTCCACACAAACCAGCAAAAGTGTTCTCACTCAAGGCCTCATAAACACCACCTTGAAAAGATACTACAGTTTGCACCTTCTTAGGTTTGGCTCGACCTTCCATAATCTTGATCGAGCCATCTTTAAGTCTGTAAATCATCTCAAAGTTATGCGCTGGAAAATGATCCAAAGGAAAATAATCAACAATATCCTTAAATGATCCCCCGTTAGGTGAATAACACACACGCATATCCGTATTTGGAATAAGCACAGATGAGTCC